TGTTAGGAACACGCACCCGATGCTGCGGACGACGACCTTGAAGACGTGGCTGGAGCTGCTGCCAGAAGCCACCTGGGGGCCGGTGAAGTATGCGCCGCCGATTACCCATCATATCAAGCTGCCGCCCCGTGATGGCGCTGCTGGCATCGATATGGAGGTGATCTTCCTGGCCTTGGATGATCCGAAGGACGTGCGGAAGGTCTTGTCTTTAGAGCTGACCGGGGCGTGGGTCAATGAGTGCCGGGAGCTGCCGAAAGCGATTATTGATGGTCTGACGCACCGCGTGGGGCGTTACCCCTCCAAGGCTGATGGTGGGCCGTCCTGGCGCGGTGTGATCATGGATACGAACCCTTGTGATGATGATCACTGGTATTTCCGCTTGGCTGAAAAGGAGACGCCGGCGGGTCGGTTCAAATGGGAATTCTTTCGTCAGCCGGGCGGGGTCTTAGAGGTGCCGCTGGAGGAGCTGCCTGAAGATATGCCTGAAGCCCAGGGCTACACGCACCAGGCCGGCAAGTGGTGGCAGACCAACCCGCATGCCGAGAACCTGAAGAACCTACCGACGGGCTACTATGACCAGCTTCTGGGCGGCAAGAACCTTGACTGGATCAGGTGTTATGCGAAGGGCGAATATACCTTTGTCCAGGAGGGCCGGCCGGTCTGGCCGGAATATAACGATGCCATGATGGCTGATGACCTGGAGCCCTTGGAGAATCTGCCGGTCCATGTCGGGCTCGACTTTGGTTTGACGCCGGCGGCGGTGTTTGCCCAGCGATTACCGAACGGCCGCTGGAATGTCCTGCATGAGCTGGTGAGCTTCGATATGGGCCTGGAGCGGTTCTGTACCATGCTGAAGTCGGAGCTAGAGACATACTTCCCGCGCTATCAGACGCTGATCTGGGGTGACCCGGCCGGTCAACAGCGGGACCAAATCTTTGAGACGACGGCCTTTGATCACCTGAAGACGCACGGCATGCTGGCCAGGCCGACGGCGACGAACGAGTTTCGGACTCGGCGTGAAGCCTTGGCGATACCGATGGGCCGGCTGATTGAGGGCAAGCCAGGGTTTATGATTGATCGTAAATGCATGCGCCTGCGTAAGAGCCTGGGCGGCGGCTACCATTACAAGCGGGTGGCGATCGGTGCCGGCCAGGAGCGGTTCAAGGACAGCCCCAACAAGAACGAGCATTCCCACGTCGGTGATGCCGCCGGCTACTGCCTCTTGGGGTCCGAGCATAAAATTATGACCAAGCGGATGCAGCCTATGGGCGGCAAGCCGGTACAGGCCAAGGTCTTAGACTTCGATGTTTTCTCTTGATGAGCTGAACGCGGTGATGCGGATGGACTTGCCCCGGAACCGGGTGATCCCGTGGTCGGTCTATCATCTCTACCATGCCGAGCTGAATGAGTTCGATGCTGCGAACATCGATATGATGGACGGCTACAAGGATTATCTCAAAGCCTACGCCGAGGCCGGCCATGCCTACACGGTTGTCTGTGACGGCATCATCACCGCCCAGTTCGGCATTTTTGAGCTTTGGCCCGGCACCTGTGAGATGTGGCTGATGCCATCACCGGAGATCAGCAAAAAGACCGTCGCCTTGCATCGCGGTTCTCTGGCTTTCTTCGAGCATGCCGCCGGCAAGATGGGAACGAAACGGCTACAGTTCACTGTTCATTCGGCGAATGTTCGGGCAGATCGGTGGGCGCAACGCTGTTATTTTCAGAGAGAGGGCTTGTTGAAGCATTACGGCCCCGATGGTTCAGATTACTGGATGTACGCGAGGTATTTCTAGATGAGCAATGTAGTCAGGCGCATCGTTCCGCAAAGACCTAAAGCCCCGCCCCCGCCCCCTCCTGAAGTCGAGGAGGAGATTGAACAGCAAGAAGTGGCTGTCGCGGAAGAAGAGCAAGAGGTGGCCCGACGGGTTCGCTCCAGGCAAAGATCAAGATCGCGTGGTGGCCGTCGGCCCAACCTGATGGCCCCCGGCGTAGTCGCCGGCGACACTGGCCGTGATGTCCTGCAAACCAATCTAGGTGCCGGTCGCAATCCAAGAGGCCGCTAATGCGCCGATATATCCGCAACCCACGTTTTAGGGAGCCTGACAATGCCGAGCCACTACGGGACGAAGCGGCCAATGGCCAGCAAGATGAACGACAAGACGATGAAGCTGCGGAAAGCAGCGATGAAGAAGGTGGGCAAGAAGAAGGCGGCACCTAAGTCGTATGGTAGCTAAACGCTTTCAAAACCCCAGCGGTGGTCTGAATGAAGCCGGGCGCAAGCACTTCAAGCGCAAAGAAGGCTCTAACCTCCGTCGCCCGTTATCATCTGGGACTTCGCCACGAAGAGTTTCGTTTGCCGCCAGATTCGCCGGGATGAAGGGTCCGATGAAAGACGACCAGGGCCGGCCCACCCGCAAGGCTCTCGCGCTCAAAGCCTGGGGATTTGGCAGCGTAGAAGCCGCCCGAAACTTCGCCAACCGACACAAGAAGGCGTGACATGGCAGAGCTGACCAAACGGCAGAAGGCCACGATGAAAAAGCACTCAAAGCACCATACGCCGCGCCACATGCGTCTGATGACCAGCCTAATGAAAAAGGGCGACAGCTTTACCGAGGCCCACAAGAAAGCCCAGAAAAAGGTGGGTGACTAATGCTAGAAGTCAGAGAGATCAAGCGCCGCTACAAGAAAGCCCAGGCTCACAAAGAGCAATGGCGCAGCATCTATGAGGAAGCCTACGAATACGCGCTTCCCATGCGGAATCTTTATGACGGTTACTATGAGGGCGATGTTCCCGGCCAGAACAAGATGAAGCGGGTGTTCGACAGCACCGCCATCCATAGCACAGCCCGGTTCGCAAACCGCATCCAGTCCAGTCTGTTCCCTCCGCAGCGGTCCTGGTGCCGGCTAGAACCGGGCAACGAAATCCCGGCCGACCGCAAGGTCGAGGCGCAACAGGCGCTAGATTTCTATTCGCAGCGGATGTTCGCCATCATGAACCAGTCAGGCTTTGACCTGGCGATGGGTGAGTTTCTGCTGGACCTAGCAGTCGGCACGGCCGTGATGCTGATACAGCCTGGCGATGATGTCACCCCGATCCGCTACACCGCGATCCCGTCCTATCATATCACGTTTGAGGAAGGGCCAAACGGCTCGGTCGATACCGTCTATCGCCGGTTCAAGCGCCCCTATCGTCTTCTACAGCTAGAGTTCCCGGATGCTGAAATCCCGGACAGCATGGTCCAGAAATACCAGGATGACCCGACCGAAAACGTCGAGCTGCTGGAGGCCACCTACACGATCGATGGCGTCATCCATTACTGTGTCATGACCTATGAGGGCGATGATCGAATTCTACACCGGCAGCTCAAGAGCTTCCCCTGGGTGATTAGCCGCTACATGAAAGCCAGCAACGAACGGTATGGCCGAGGGCCAGTCCTCTATGCGCTGCCGGATATCAAAACGCTGAACAAGGTGGTCGAGCTGACACTGAAGAATGCCAGCATATCTATCGGCGGTGTGTTCACGGCAGTCGATGATGGCGTCCTGAACCCGCAGACAATCAGCATCATTCCGGGCGCGGTCATCGGCGTCAGCTCCAATGGTGGGCCGCGTGGCCCGTCACTGGCACCCCTGCCCCGTTCCGGCGATGCCAACCTTTCGCAGATCGTCAGCAATGATCTACGCATGAACATCAAGAAGACGCTGCTGGATGAAAGCCTGGCACCGGAGAACATGAGCGCCCGGTCGGCTACCGAAATTAACGCAAAGCTGTCGGAGCTGTCCCAGAACCTAGGAAGTGCCTTTGGCCGGCTGATATCTGAAACCATGTTCCCGATCGTGCGCCGTACCCTAGAGCTGATGGATGAAATGGGCATGATCGATCTGCCGCTGAAGGTGAACGGGCTAGAGGTCACCGTGGTGCCGATCAGCCCACTAGCTATGGCGAACAATGCCGAGAAGCTGAACGAGGTCTTGCAGTTCATGCAGATCGCCCAGCAGCTCGGACCTATGGGCCAGACGCTGATCAAGATGGACGCCATCGGTGATTATGTCGCCGACCAGCTCGGCATCCCGGCCCAGCTCCGCACCACACCGCAAGAACGTCAACAGATACAGCAGCAGATGATGCAAGCCGCCCAGGCCGCAGCCCAGGCGCAAGGCGTCGATCTGCCTATGCAGGAAGTAGCTGAATGAACCAAGCCGACAAGATCAGGTCGATCAATGCCCCCGGATGGGACGGCCTAGAGACCGACGATGCGCCGATCGTCATCCATGATGTAAACCTACAGCGCGATCTCGACATCGTGTTCAAACGCACCTTCGATACCGAGGCCGGCAAGAAAGTGCTGGCCCACCTCAAAGCCATCACCGTGGACCAACCGGCCTGGGTGCCGGGGGCCGACCCATCATTTGGATATGCGCGTGAAGGCCAGAACAGCATCTACCGTGAAATCGAACAGAGGATGAAGAGAGCAAATGAGCCAAGATGAGAACCAGCAGCCCCAGGAACAACCGGAAGAAGCACCGGCTCCTGACGGCCTGATGGCCAGCGTGACGCTCGACGAAGAGGCCAACAAAGAACCCGAAGCCATGCCGCACCTTGAAGGCGCGGAGCAAGAAGCAGCCGACGATGATGATGAGGACATCATCTATGAACGGCCCGAATGGTTCCCCAGCAAACACTGGGATGAGAAGGACGGCCCTGATCTAGAGGGCATGGCCAAGAGCCAGTACGAACTAGAGAAAAAGTTTCATCACGGCGAACACAAGCCGCCTGAAAATGGCGAGTATGATATGACCGCGCTGACCGAGGCCGGCTATGAAGCTGATGACCCGGTGGTGAGCGGCTATCTTGAATGGGCGCAGAAATACGGCATCAACCAGGCGGCATTCTCAGAGCTTGCAGAAACAATCTCTGGCATTGCTGGTGAGGCCGGCGTCGAAATGCAACTCAATCTCCAGAACGAAATGGAAGCTCTAGGGCCGCAAGCCGAGGCGATCATCAAGTCGAATAAGGAATGGGCGAATGGCTTGCTGCTAAAAGGCATCATATCTGAAGAGATGCGCGAAGAACTAAACGTCTGGGGCGGCACGGCTGTGGGCCAGGTGCTGATGCAAAAGGTCCGCGCTATGACAGGTGACCTGGCTCGGATGCCGGTCAATGACGTAGCCGAGGCCGGTGAAAGCAAAGAAGACTTTGATGCCAAGGTGCAGGAGCTGATGAAAGACCCACGCGCCAGTGATCCCACCTGGTATCGCGCCAATGTCGAAACACTCTTTGAGAGAAGATACGCCAACGGCCGATAATTCCTCCAAGCCGCAAGGCCACTATGGAGGGAGGTTCCCTGTCAGTTTTCCTCCCTCCACCTTTTTTCGGCCGTACAGGCACCAGATGTATAGGGTGCAGTATTTACAACCTCTAGGTTGTGTGTCATATCTTGATCGACTGATAACCCGAAAGGGCCGGTCTGGCGTCTAGAAATAGACCGTGCGCGACGTTCGCGTAGCCAGGGCCGGGATCACTCCCGACAACCCGCAAGGCGAAAATCTTGTGTGTTCAAACGAGGAGTGACAATCATGTCCACGAATCTCTCTCCAGCGTTTGT